AGAATACATAAAACAGCCATAGATTAAGTTCTATGAGCTGTTTTTTTGTTTTAAATCAAAAGTAATATGAGTTTGAATTTCGGATTAGCAAGAGAGGTATATGGGGTTGGTGCTTGGAGTATAGATTCAAAGTCTTTACCAGCGATGCTTCAAATATTGGCTAACTCAAAGAATGGTCAAGTTTTAGAACTACCTGAAAAAAAGTATAATTCTATTTCTGTTTTGAGTGGTACAAAATGCGATGATGATGATGATGATATAGATGATTTTGTAGAATGCGACGATGATGATTTTGAGCCTACAAATGAGGATATTCAAGGAATTGCAATAGTGAACTTGAATGGTGTTATTACGGTTGATGGTGGTGCTTCAAGCTATGGAATGACACAACTTTCTGAAAATATGCTTACGTTAAGTAAGAATGATAACATTAAAGGATTTATCATATTAGCAAATTCAGGAGGTGGTTCAACAATGGCGGTTGAAATAATGACAGATACAATTGCTGAAATCAGAAAAACAAAGCCTGTTTTTGGATTAGTAAGAAAGGGTGGAATGGCGTGTAGTGCTGCTTATGCTATTTTAAGTGCTTGTGAAGCTATTTATGCTGAAAGCGAAATGAGTAATGTAGGAAGTTGTGGAACAATGGTTCAGTTTGAGGGGAGAGCTGCTAATACAGAGGATGAAGATGGAGAGAAGTATATCAGACTTTATGCTACCAAATCCACAAAGAAAAATGAAGATATTGAGGAAGCGTTAAATAGCAATAACTATAAGTTGATTGTAAATAATATGCTTGACCCGATTAACGAAAGGTTTTTAAATTTAATTTCAGTTAATCGACCAATATTAAAAGGAACTGATTATGATAATGGACATGATGCTTTTGCAAAGGATTCCATAGGGAAATTTATCGATGGGATTGCATCTAAACAAGAAGTTATTAAAAAGGTTCTTTCTAAAACGAGAAAAAACGAGAATACAAATACAAAATCAATTATTAATCAAAATTCTAATTCAAAAATGACAAGAACAGAATTATCACAAGCGCATCCTGAATTGGTACAAGGTATCATTCAAGAGGGTGTTACTGCCGAAAGAGAAAGAGTAAACTCTTGGATGGCTTATTATGAAGCGGATTCTGCCGCTGTGATTGCAGGAATTAAAAGCGGAAACGCAATTTCTGAATCACAATCACATTCTTTTCTAGTGGCTATTGCTACAAAAGGAAAAGTAGACAATTTGGGTGCTGACAATGCTAAAGCAGTAGCTACAAATTCCGCTTCTGTTGTTGAAACAGTTGTTAATACGGAAGAGGAAATTATTAACAAAGCGTTTGATTTTAAACTTTAATCAATTAAAAAATGAATATATACGCTAATCAAAGGAGTGCAACTCGTAATCAATCTACGGTTGATTATAATGCACAAAATGTCTTTACCTACGGGAATAGATATATGACTGCGGTTTTAGTAAACAATCTAGGAGAGTCTTTAGATGCTCAAGATGGTATTTTAGTTTACAGAAACGCTGGAACATACGAAACTGCACAAGTGCGTTTTGGAACTGCTTTGACAACAGGTCAAACAATGATTTTAGGAGGTTTAACCTATACTTCTACTGGTGCGACTACAGTTGCTCAATTGGCTGCTGCTTTTGCTAACTTGGATGTAGGTGCTACAACTGGTGCTGGAACGTCTACAGGTACTTATTCAGGTACTTTAACGGGTTATGCTACTGGTGCTGTATTACATGGAGGTACTGATGTATTGTTTACTGCTACAACAGTAGGAAACAAAACAGATTTAGCTGCTACGGGTACGGGTACTGCTCCAACAATTACAATTGAGAATGGAACAAGTGGAACATTGAATGGTGTTTCTCCTGTAACACAATCAACTTTGGCAAATGTTGTAGGTATTCTTAAAATTGAGGGTATTAATACAATGGCTGATAGTACTACATTATCTGCAAATATTTGCATTGATGGTGATATTGATGCAACCAATTTAATACTTCCTATTGGAGTTACTTTAGATACTATTGTAGGTTCTAAAGCATTAAGAGATATATTAACCACTCAAGGTTTCGTTCTTAACAACGTTATCGAGGGTACTAAATACAATAACTAATCATGTCAATAAGTTTAATTAACCATAGTAATACGATTGTTAAGAAAATCGCAGGTAAATTTGAGGAGGTAATTCCTGTACGTTCAGGCTTTGCTGGATGGTTTCCAGAAGAAACTACACCTACTCTTTTAGTAAGCGTAGAAGTACAGAGAGATACTGATTTAATAGCAGAGGATGTTGTCCGTTTTACAGAAGGTACTAAAAACAAGTACACTAAAGCTACTGAAAACTTGTACCAACCTCCTTACTTTAAACTTGATTACGATTTCAATCGTGATAATGTTTACATGACAAGTATTGCACAAGCTAATATTTTGGATAACCCAACGATTAACCAAATTATCACAATGAATGCTTATAAAGCAGTAGAGAAAAACAGAAACAAAATCATTCGTGCAATTCGTAAACAACAAGCTGACGTTTTACAAACAGGAATTGTTACTGTTGCAAGTGGCGATAATGTAGATTTCAGACGTAAAGCGGCTTCAATGGTAAATGTTTCTACTGGACCAGGTGCTAAATATTGGGATGATGTTACTTCTTTACCAATTCAAGATATTGGATATGGATTAGATTTCTTGCGTAATGTAGCTAATTCAGGAGGTTCTGCTGTAAATGTAGTTATGCGTACTAAAGCTTTAAATGCTTTGTTACAAACAAACTACATGAAAGATAACGGTAAAAACATCTTGCAACAAATCCAAAGAGTAAATGTAGGTATGCCTCAATTTGATGGTATGAGTGGATTTGCTTTACACGGACAAATTGCTTCTGGAGATTTCGCTGTTAATATTTGGACTTACAACGAGAAATATACAGATAAAAATGGTGCTATTCAGTACTATTTAGCTGAAAATTTGGTAGTAATGATTCCAGACGATTTTAAAGGAAAAACTGTATTTGGAGGTTTACCAACAATGGTACAAACAAATGTAAATGGAACTCCATCTGCTGTTCCTGGTATTGTTGAAGCACCATATTTAATCCGTCCTTATGCTGATTTGAAAACACTTTCAAGCACAATTGAATTGACTTCTGCTCCGCTTGTGATTCCATTCACAATTGATAAAATATACACAATGCAAGTATTTGCTTAATATTTATCATTATGGCAAAATATAAAGTAAAAACACTTGCATTGTGTGTAAAAAATAACCGAATTGCAAGGCATGGAGAATTAGTAGATGATTCTGAATTAACAGTTAATCCAAGTGAATTAATAAGCACAGGATTTATTGATTTGGTTGTAGAAGCTAAAGTTGAAACAGAAGCTAAAGTTGAAGAAACTCCTGCTAATGTAACTGAACCTGTTGCTCCTGTTGAAGAAGCTACCACAGAAGTTATAGCAACTGATGATAAGCCAAAAGCTAAAGGAGCTGCTGCTAAAGTTGCTGATGCGACTACGGAAGCACCAACAGAATAAATAAAAACCTACCATGAGCCTATTCGATATTATTAAACGTGATGCAAAATTTATAGTAAATAGTGGAGGGTATCAAATACCAATTACGTTTACAAATAAAGATAGAAGTAAAACGGTTACTATTAACGGATGGGCGGTAAAGGTGGTTAATTTTTTTGATACTGATGGGAATCAGGTAAACACTAAAAAAGTTCAATGCACAATTGATGAATTAGCTCTAGTAAGTCAAGGTTATCCTGTAAGGACTAATAAAAAAGGAATTGAAGAGGTTGATTTAATTGACCATTTTGTTGACTTTGCAGATAGTACAGGGGTAGTAAAGAATTATAAAGTTAGAGAGAATTTACCAGACGAGAATCTGGGTTTGATTACGCTATGGTGTGGCGATTATAGACCGAATTAAATATGGCAATTTTTACTGAACATATCGCAGAGCAAGGATTTCAAAAGGTTGCAAATCGAATAGGAGAAATTCTAATAGAGGAAATTGCAAATCAACAGACAATTCAAAGTTTTGAAGAAGATGTGGAGATTTATTTAGAATTGCAAGAGCCATTTGATAAAAGCCAAGATGTAGTTATTTCAGTTGATTTTAAAATGGCTGATTATGGTAACTATACCACAAGAGATTCGCAAGGAAATTGCACCTATTATATTGATTTATGGTGTTGTGGGATGGGAATAGGGGATGTTCCTGCGAGTACGGTAGCAAAAAATAAGTTGTACCGTTATTTAGGGATTATAAGATACATATTGAGTTCTGGTAAGATTCAAACTTTAGGATTTCCAAATGGATTAATTGGAGGTAAATATGTAGAGAAAATAGTTGTAGATAATGACTATTCTAATCACGAAAGGCATAGTAATCAAGATGGTTCTTATATTCGATTTGCAAGAGTAATTTATAGTGTAAGAGTTCAAGAAAATCAATTATTATGGGATGGTATTCCTTTACAGGGAAATAATACAAACATCACATACGAAGATACACCGCAAGGAACACAAATATTATTTAACAATAATTAAAAAAAAAGTAATTATGAGTACAATTTCAACAGCTGTAGGACTTGATAGAATTTCGAGAGTCAGCGGTTACAATGTAAAAAAAGGAGTGTTTACAAATGACACTCAAAATTTACCTCAAATCATTGCTGTTTTTGGAGAAGCCAATTCTGCTAATCAGTCTGGACTTACTGCTGCAAAAGTAGAGGTTACAAGTGCTGCACAAGCTGGGGATTTATTCGGTTACGGTTCTCCAATACATTTGCAAATGCGTATTTTACGACCATTATCAGGGGATGGAGTAGGAGGTATTCCAACAATCGTTTTTCCACAAGTTTCAGATGGGGAATCAACTCCTACTATGAAAGAATGGACAGTAGTAGGTACTGCGACTGCAAATGCAACACATACTGTAGTTATTAACGGTAGAGATAATATTGACTTTCAATCTTATTCTTTTGATGTTGTAACAGGAGATACTCCAACAGTTATTGCTGGTAAAATTGTAGATGCAATCAGTAGCGTTAATTCAAGCCCTGTATTAGCTGAAAATACTGCTAGTGTTATCGCAATATATACTAAATGGAATGGAGCTACAAGCACAGAATTAAATGTATCAATTGAATATGGAGCTAATTCTGCTGGAGTTTCTTATAGTCAAACGGATTCTTCTGATGGAGCTGGTTTGGTTAATTTAGCTGATTCTTTTGCTCAATTTGGGGATGATTGGTACACAATGGTAACTAACCCTTATGGACAACATAAATTGGCAGAATTTGAGGAGTTTAACGGTGTTCCAAGTGATACAAATCCAACAGGACGATATTCTGGATTAATCTATAAACCATTTTGTGCTTATTTTGGAAGTACTTCTGGAGATAAAACTGATCTTTCAACAATCACAAATGATAATGCTAGAGTAAGTCAAGTAACGAATGTGCTTTGTCCTGCACCAAATTCTTTAAACTTTTCTTGGGAAGTATTAGCTGATGTTGTTTTAGATGCTAGTATTATATTTCAAAACAGTCCAAATTTAGATGTAAATAATTTATCATATTCAGATATATCAATTCCTGCTAATGGAAACATTGGGGATATGAGAGATTATAACAATAGAGATTTCCTTGTAAAAAAAGGATGTTCTACTGTAATGTTGAAAAATGGTGCTTATGTTATTCAGGATTTAGTTACTACTTATCATCCTACAGGAGAAATTCCATTACAATTTTCTTATCCAAGAAACTTGAATATTGATTGGAATGTTGCTTATGCTTATAAAAATCTTGAAACAACCTACTTAAAAGATAAAACTTTAGTAGCAGATAGTCAAATTGTAGGCGTAGATGGATGTATTAGACCAAGTGAATGGAAAGGTATTGTTTATGATATGTTTGATAGATTAGCTGAAAAAGGACTTATCAATGACCCTCAATTTTCTAAAGCAAGTTTACAAGTTCAGATTAGCACAACTAATCCAAACAGATTTGAAACTGCTTTCAAATATAAGAGAACAGGAATAGCAAGAATTGAGAGTACAACTGCATCTGCTGGATTTTAACCTTAAAAAATAGAATATTATGACATTCATAGGAGGAGATTTAATAGAAATTGTTTGCAACCATTTAGGTAATACATATCGTTTTTACCCTAAAGCAAACGAAACGTTTAATGTTGATTTTGGTGGCAGACGTACAAACGATGATGCAAGTCAGAAAACTTCAAACGACCAAAATATTAGACAAATAAATACGGTAAGATGGTCAGTAGATGGTCCAATTGCTTGTGATTTATTAACGGGTAATGAGCAAAATGCTTTGAGTTTGATGTCAGGTTCTCCATCAGAGGGGAATTGGCAGATTTCGCACATTTCAGGTGCTATTTGGAAAGGTACAGGAAGCCCAGTTGGAGATATTGCTCCAGACAGTAACGCTTCTACTTTGACATTAAAAATAGCAGGAGCAGGAGGTTTACAAGTTTTATAATAATTTAAAAATAAGCAAAAATGAAAAAACA